ATAATGTTTAAAGCAATAGTGCTGATCTGTGTGCTTACAGGCCCACAAAAAGGAGTGTGTCTTGAAGCCCATGATGAGTGGGGTCCGTATCAAACACAAACAGAATGTAAAGCACGCATAGAAGAAATGATTACAAATTTAAAAACAGTACCTAGTGGGCTTGTTCCAGTAGGTAGTAAATGTGTTAATCAACAAGGAGAGGGCGTATGATACAAGCATTAATTGGACCAGTAACAACGTTACTAGATAAGTTTATTGAAGACAAAGATCAAAAGGCAGCACTTGCTCATGATCTTGCAACGATGGCAGAGAAACACGCACATGAGCTTTCAAAAGGTCAACTTGAAATTAACAAAGCTGAAGCGGCGCATAGAAATATTTTCGTGGCTGGTTGGCGTCCATTTATTGGTTGGACTTGCGGTATTGCTTTATTTTGGCATTTCGTGGGTCTCCCGATTACAATGTTTATCATAGCAGCATTTGACTTAACTCTACCTATTCTTCCTGCTTTTGAAATGGAAACACTTATGACAGTGCTTATGGGTATGCTTGGCCTTGGTGGTCTTAGAACCTTTGAAAAGTTTAAAGGCATTACAAAATGAATATAGATAAACTCAGAGAAGAGCTTAAAGTAGATGAAGGGGTTAAGTATGAAGTATACCTTGATCATCTTGGCTTGCCTACTTTTGGTATTGGACATTTGGTTACTAAATCAGATCCGGAGTATGGATGCGAAGTTGGAACTTCTGTATCAGAAGAAAGAGTCAACGAATGTTTCGAGTCAGACGTCAAACAGGTATTGCTTGACTGCAAAACCCTCTATTCCGACTTTGATGGTCTGCCCGAAGAAGTACAATTAATTATTGCTAATATGATGTTTAATATGGGTTTACCTAGACTGAGTAAATTCAAAGGCATGAAAGCAGGAGTAAATAACCGCGACTGGAATAAAGCAGCAGATGAAATGGTTGATAGCCGTTGGTATAGGCAAGTAACTAACAGAGCAGATCGACTTGTTAACCGCATGAGAAGTATATAAAACGCCCTTATACGGGGAGAAACGTTCACTATATATTAAGAGGTTAACAATGAGAAACACGACTTATAAAGGCCCATCGATGCCTATCTCAGAAGAAATCGATCAAATGAAATACCGACTACAAGATGAAACATTTGATGGTAAGATTAAACGCATTGCAAAAGCACTGTGCGATGGTATTGAGCATCAGTACGAGCTAGAAGACATTCTAGGTAATATGCGTTTCCTTCCTGCTGGTCGTGTACAAAATGCTATGGGTAGTCCTCGGATTACTACTGCTTATAATTGCTTTGTCAGTGGTCAGATTGATGACTCAATGAATAGTATTATGGAAAGAGCTTGTAATGCAGCAGAGACTATGCGCAGAGGAGGCGGCATTGGTTATGACTTTAGTCGTATTCGTCCTCGTGGCGATCTAATTAAATCTCTTGATAGCAAGTCTAGCGGTCCAGTATCTTTTATGGGAATCTTTGATTCTGTTTGCCAAACCATTGCCTCATCAGGTCATCGCAGAGGAGCCCAAATGGGTGTACTTCGGATTGATCATCCTGACATCCTTGATTTTATTCGCGCCAAGCGCAATAGTGATAAGCTTACTGGGTTTAATATTTCTGTAGGTATCACTGACGAGTTCATGGAAGCACTTGAAAAAGGAGAAAACTACACTCTTTATTTTGAAGGTCAGGAACGGGGTACTCTCTCAGCACAAGAAGTGTGGGATGAAGTAATGGATTCTACTTGGGACTGGGCAGAACCTGGGGTACTTTTTATCGATCGAATTAATGAGATGAACAACCTCTATTATTGTGAAACAATTGAAGCAACTAATCCTTGTGGTGAACAACCACTTCCTCCTTTTGGAGCATGTCTACTTGGTTCATTTAACCTTACTAAATATGTAAATGAAGTTAATGGATTTGATTATCCTCAGTTTGAAGAAGATATCAGGCATGTTGTACGAGCAATGGATAATGTTATTGATCGTACTATTTATCCGCTTAAGGAGCAAGAAGATGAAGCAAAAAACAAAAGACGAATGGGACTGGGAGTCACAGGACTTGCAAATGCTGGCGAGTTACTGGGATACGAGTATTCTTCAGACGATTTCCTTGCTTGGATGGCTACCGTCTTCCAAACACTGCGCGACGAAACTTACAGAACTTCAGCAAACCTTGCAGCAGAAAAGGGAACATTCCCACTCTATAATGAAAAATACTTAGAAGGAAAGTTTATTAAAACTTTGAGCGAGGACGTTCAACGGCTTATTAAACAACACGGTATTCGTAATAGTCACTTGACTTCTATTGCACCAACAGGAACAATTAGCCTGTGTGCAGATAATGTCAGCGGTGGCATTGAGCCTGTGTTTAGCCATTATTATGATCGGACAATTCAAACATTTGAAGGTCCAAAGGTTGAACGTGTAAGCGACTATGCCTATTCAAAAGGTGTAACAGGAAAAACAGCCAACGAAACTAGTGTTCAAGATCATCTCAAAGTACTTTTGATGGCACAGTCTTACATTGATTCAGCTTGTTCTAAAACTTGCAACGTAGGAGATGATGTTACATATGATGAGTTCAAACAAGTCTATGTTGATGCCTGGAAAGGCGGGGCGAAGGGATGCACAACGTTTAGACTTAGTGGTAAAAGATACGGAATCCTCAACGAAACCGTGGAAGAAGAAACGGAGATACCTAGCGAGACTCAGGAGATGGTTGAAACGGAAGGAAAGGCAGAGGCTTGCTTCTTCGACCCGACAACTGGCCAGAAAGAATGCGCTTAATATGTAACTAAATAAGTCAAGATTGTCCTATTAATAAATGGAGAAAATTATAATGGCAGATATTCAAACTAATCCAATAGTTAATCTATCAGAACATGGATTAATCATTGATACTGCACCTTCTTCAATTCCACAAAATGCTTTTAGCGATGGTCGGAATGTTAGATTTGCTAATGGTGCTGTTAATAAAATGGAAGGTGAAGTACTTCTTAACAGCATTGTTGCAGATTCAAATCTTGATACAATTTATACAGGAACAGGAAATAAACTTGGTGCTGCTAAATATATTGCATATTGGCCTAACCCAAACTTAGGTAGTTTGTATGGTTATTATGTGTATGTAATGGAAGTCCTTAATAGTAATGACATTCCGTTAGCGCACCGAGTTTATTTACAAGACCAAGAAGGAAATAGAAAAGACCTTACGCCTAACATTACTAATTCAGGAGGATACTCTGGATTTGATGTAGGTGGTTCATGGCAACACACCTTATTTTCTGGTGGATTTGCTATTATCCTAAACAATGGAATTCAAAAGCCGCAATATGTACTTGATAAAACAACTACATTTAATGTAAACAACATTGATCACTTCCATGAATTACCTGGATGGGATAGTTATAATGTTGAACAACAAGTTCACAAAGATACTTATGCACAAGGTAATAGTATAGTATTTGATCTTGGACAAAAAGTAGACTTTGTAAACAATAAAATTTTAGTTGAAGGCACCAATATTAAGACAGTTAAAGTAGGTAGTCCTGCTGGAACAGGTACTCCTAATGCCGCTGATTTTGTTCCTGGAGACTTACCCTCTACAATACCATCAGTTACAGGTAATCAGTTTGAAATCTATACAGATACTTCAACAAACACTACTGTAGTTGTAATAGGTGGATTAGCTATTGGTGATGAAGTAATTATTACTATCGAGTCTAGAAATCCTGTAGAAGTTAGATGCGGAGTTATTCGTTCGTTTGGAGAACTTCTTGTTGCAGGTGATTTAACTGAAATTGATGAAGTAAATGGAAACACTATTAGACGTCTTGCAGGTGTTGTAAGAACTTCTGATGTAGCAATTCCAGGAGCAATTCCAAACAATTGGAATCCTTATGCGGCTGGGGTAAGTACAGCTGATGAATTTACTCTGTCTGAAACAAATATTATTAAAGATATGGTTTCGCTTCAGGGTAACATGTATATGTATACTAATGATTCTATTCATGTTATGAAACTTACAGGCAATTCTGATGCTCCGGTAACTTTTGCTCCTGTAACGGATAGCTATGGTGCATTGACTACTGATTCAGTGCTTGAATATGACGGTAAACACTTTGTTATTGGAAGCAGTGATATTTATTTGTTTCCAGGACACCCTGCTAATATTCAATCAGTGTCTGATAATAGAGTAAGAGAATATTTCTTTGAAAACTTAAGTCCTCTACATGAAGAAAAGTTATTTACTATTCTTAATTTTGCTCAAGATGAAATATGGATTTGTTTTCCAACAATTAATTCTATTTCAGGTGAATGTGATGAAGCATTAATTTGGAATTACAGAGATAATACCTGGACTAAGCGTGATTTAAATGATGTTATTTCAGGTGATATCGCGCCTGTACGCGGTGGTGGTATTCCTACAGCTGAAATTACCCCTGCTGGAACAGAGTCAGGTAATGATACAGCAATGAATTTAGGCCGTCAAGAAGTACAAACCTTAACGGTAACAGGTAAAATTCGTACGCCGCATACTGGTGTTCCTCAAATTCAAAGAACAACAATTCCCACAGTACCGTCTTATAGTGCTGCAGGATATGAACAAATTGAAGTTACAGTATCTGGTGATGCTGGTGAAGACACTGTTGCTGCACAGCACACAATTACTTTTCCAAATACTACTTTGTTTACTCGCTCTACTACAATTAGTGGTGGTTTTCAGGTAGCATGGACACAGACAAATAATAGTAATGCATCTACAGTTACTATTCCTGCATCCGCTTTGTTTCCTATTAATGATGGACAAACAAAAACAGGAACTCAAACAGCAACAGCATTAGCAGATTACATTAATGCTATTACTGCGGGTACAGACCCTATTGCAAATTATACAGCTACTGCAAGCGGTACTACAGTTAATTTAGTGTCTGATGTAGTAGGTGTTCGTTCAATTAGTAATATTTCGGCAACATCGTACACAGGTACAACTACTTCAGCTAGTGGTACTGGAAGTAATAACGGAGTATCTGTTACTTATCAGCATGTTAATCTTGGTTCTACAGGACAGTTTACAGTTCCTGGAACAGGTGGTACATCTGCAATTCCTTATTACCAAAGCAATAATTGGTCAACTTGGAATAATACGAGTAATTCGGATACTAACGGACATACCTTTCCAAGTAGCCCTGATAACATTAATGGACTACAGGCTTTCTTAGGTGGTTGGACTTCTGCAGGAGCAGGTGGGCCAGATGGTAATGATCTAAATGCTACTTATACTGTTACTAGACAAGGTAATCTTTACTTTATTTTGACAGGTTCTGGTGCAGGTGGTGCAGATAATAATCATGGTGGTGGTGCTGCATCAGCGGCAAGAGGAACAATATCAGCACAAGTGGGTGATACTATTAGTGTGACTGCTGCGGCTGCCAATCGCCTTGATCTTTACGGAGATACAGGACCATCAGGTAGAGCATCTAGGATTAGATGGTATCGTGGAGCTACATTACTTGCAGATATTATTGCTCCAGGGGGTAAAGCAGGTAATAACTCAACTCCTGCAGGTCAAGCAGATCAAGTAACACCTACTAATGCGCCTTCTGGTGTAAGTAATTATGTCAAATTTAGAGGAGAAGGTTCTACTAGTTCTGTATTGTCGGGCGAAACTGCACTTAGTGGAAACCAAAATGGTGGTAGAGGTTACTTTACTTTAAATGGCGGTGGTTCACAGTATGCAGGTCGTTATGCTCAAAGTTCATTAAGGTGGATACCAAGCAATAGATCATGGGGTGATGGTACACAAGGTAGTTGGAATACATGGAATTCAATTCCTCCAGGAGCTGTTTTTCTTTGGCAAGATCCTATTCGTACAGATTATACAATTACTAATAATCGTACTGAAAGTACACATCCTCTTCAAACAGAGATCTTTAACTTACACTTAAATGCTGCTGGTTCAAGTACTTCGCAAGACGTTGCTTCTTTGTCTTCTGGTCAAAGCGCAACCGCTAGCTTTAATGGTGTATATACAGACACTAGCTGGACAGGCTCTATTATTGCCACAACTACGCAGTCAATTAACACTACAGTTGCTGATCCCAATGGTGGAACTATTGCAGGTTCTACAATTGAAATTGATAGAGTAGATAGCTCTGCAACTTATAATAAAAGTATTACTTACACTGACCTTCAAGGTAACGGCGGTTCACCTTCAGTTGGATATCGTATTATTAATGCAGGAAGCTTTAGTTTTCAATGGCATAATAGAACATTAGCAGGTGATCAAAACGGTTGGGGTACTTCTCTTGTTCGGGAAACAGATGAACAAGTTCAATTTGTTAGAACAGCAGATGTATATGCTGGAGAATTAAATTGGCGTTGGACTGCAGGATATAATGGTTATACTCAAGAACCGTTTTATTTTACTATTAAAGTAACAGGTAGACATCGCACTACGTCTAGTGGTTCTTTCCTTACAGGAACACATTACTATACTTTAACTATTACCAGAGATAATCAAAGTAATGGTCAAGCAAAAGCAAGTAGACATAGTGGAGATCCTGGAAATCCGAATAATACAAGTGTAGCTAGTGGATCAAGTGTTGTAGAGTCAAATATTGCTAGACTTTATGATATGACAGATTGTGATGTTGAGTTTTATTACAACTCATATCAGCCTGGAACTTCCTCTGCATCATTTGGATTTACTTGGGACGGCAATGCTGAAGGTATTGGTTATGACTATCGGGCTAGGAAATCTACTAACAGTGGTCCTGCATCTACAACAGTTCCTTCTGCTTTAACATTAACCACTAGCTATCAAAACTTAGCGGTTAATCAGCAAGCATCTAGTATTAACGTACAAGGCGTATATACTGTTGCTAACGGTACAAGTTCAGGTGTTACTGCAACATCGGCTAATACAGCAACAGGAATAGGTTATTATGGTATTTCTGCAGCAAACAGCCCTGCTATTTCACCTAATATTTCGCAAGCAGCTACTGCTAATGTTCCGGCAATTGATATTGACTTATCAGCATTCCCAACGGATATTACAGCTGAGTCAGACTTTAGTGATCACATTGTAAATGAACTTCAAACTTATACAGAGTTTGGTGGTCGTGATCCAGCAGTACCAAATCAAACACAGCCTATTGGTGCATACTATTATGTAACAAAGCAATCAGGGGCAAACCCATTGCTTATTACTCGTGTTCCAATTCAAGCTGGTGCAATTAGAACTATTTCAGCTTCGTTTACAGGAACATCCACAGGTCAAAATGACTATACAGGTGTTTCACAAGCATCAACAAGTGGATCTGGTACAGGAGCAACGTTTGATGTATCTACAGATGGCCAAGGTGCATACCTTGTTACATTTGCTGATGCAGATAAAACAAATAGTCCAGGTAGTGGTTATGCAGTAAATGATACAATTACTATTTCAGGTGCTTCGTTAGGTGGTACAACACCAGCTAATGATTTAATTTTGACTGTAACAGACGTAGTTGCAGGTTCAACAAACGATGGTTCTCTTTCATTCAGCTTCTTTACTATTAATGGTGGGGTTAAATATGCAGAACAAACGTTTGGTGGTAATGTATCAGCTAATCTTTCGGTTGTACAATCTGGTGGTGGAGGCAGCGTAACTGCACCTATTGTTAGATTATCTTACGATGGGTCTAATGTAGATACTATTTTATTTGGAACAAATACTGAAACAACAATTGCTTCTAAAATTGCTCTTGCACTTCAAAACACTGCAGCATTTACTGCAAGTAGTAATGGAGCGCAAATTACAGCAACTAGAACGAGTAAAGGACCAACAACTAATTTGGTTTCTTTAACTGTTATTTCAGATCCAAGTAGTGTATTACCTTCGGGGTTTGGAGGCGCATTTACTGAGTTACAACCTGGACAAAACTCAAGTACAGGAAATGCAGTAGTAAATATTTCATTACCTGCAAGTCAGTTTTTGCCAGCTCAAACAGTTGATGTTGCAATGACAGGTACTACAGATACTGAGTTATCTTCTTCTGATATAGCTACTTTAATTAGAGCAGCCTCGTTTACAGGTTGGACTACAGGTGGTACAGGATCAACAGTTACTTTTACAACTGTAGATAACTATTCTGTTAATCGTCAAGATAACGGACTAGGAACAGGTACTGTACAAAGTTACTTGTATAATGCAACAGCTGATGACAGTAATGGTTTGTTCAGAGTATACTTAGATCCGATAACCACTATTGATGCAGTTGAAACTACTGCAGGAGTTACTATTCGTTATTCAGAACCTACTGTTTATCGAGTAAATTACTCTAATGGTGACTTCCAAGACTTTGTCTTTGGTGGCACATACAATGGTGCGCTAGCTGAGAATGTGGCTTTTGTTACTGATATTTATAACGGTGGAACAAGTTCAACAACTTATACACCAACACAAATATCTACAGAGTTCTTTAATAGTATTAAAAGTTATGCGGGTCAAAGACTAGATGTAACTAGAAATGTTGTTACCGAGCTTGTAAAAGCAATTCCTGTTCAATACAGTCAAAATGGGCTTTGGATATCTTCAATCTCATTGTTACAGCGTGGTACTATTGCACCTGCAGTCTTAGCAGTAACTATTCCAGTATCTAGTGTAGATGCAACTATAACAGAGACAATTGATTTTGTTAGTACGTTTAATCCTGATAGGCCGTGGCCAATTGATCAGGTAAAGAAAGGAAGACAATATCCTATCTTTATTCAAACTACTAATAATGCGGATGGTACGGTTAATAATAGCCGTATTCGTGCTGCAGATATTGGCTTTGCGTTTGGAGCAGACCCCTACAATAGTGTTGCAGGTTCGCCTTATGTGTCTTATGTTGAAAAACGAGATCTTGCTATATCTCCTGAGTTTAACACAGAAGAAGTAAGTACGATGGCATTATGGGCAGACGGTGGAACTAGGCAAGTACTTGGTGGACCATTATCTAGAGCAACAATTAATGTTCGCATGAGTGGTTCTAATAATACTGCAAAGTTAGTAGACTTGTTGTCTGGAGCAGATGTAACAAATCAATATGTAATTGGCGATGATTATAAAATCGATATGCGAGTTACAGGAAGATTTGGTAACTTTAGAATTGATGATGGTGAGTTTGATCCTGAAGGAAACGAAGTAGATCCTACACAAGGTGATAACATTAGGGCATGGAATGTTTCTAGTTATCAATTCGATATTGGTCAAGGAGGAACTAGATAATGCCTCTTAATAAACCACCAGTATCAGAAGATACTACGACTTCTGCTTGGCAATTTGAAAGCACTGATAAAATAAATGAGACGGAGCAGCGTTTAAATACGTTGCTTCGTGCAATTAAAGAAGCAACTAATCTTGCAGCCTTACAGGAGAAGATTAAAAAGCTATGATTAAACTAATCGAGGACAATGATATGTATGAGTGTGTACAACTCATGCAGAAATCTACACAAGATAATAACTATCAACCTTATGATAGAAATGAAAGGGTTTGGATGCAGCATTTAGCTCGTCACATCGAAGAGCAAGCAGCAAACAACCCTTTGTATCTTGCAATTGGCGATTATGCAAGCGATGAGTCTCTTCGGGGATTCATGCTTGCATCTGCCTATAATAATTTTTATACTAAAGAATACGTTATGGATGTTAAAGATTGTATTGTCAATCATGACTACAATAACGCATTTACCGTAACTCGGTTATTCAATTATATGATCGATCACGTTCAAAGGCATGGTGGCATACATTGGCGTGCTGATAGTATCCGTGCTGGAGACAAAGCCCTTGAGTACACTGAGTTCTTAGCTAAGAAATATAATGCAACTCCTTTTCATGGTGTACATGGCAGAGTTGACAGGAGGTAAATATGAGTTCAGGTGGAGGTGGTGGCACAACCACAGCGAGTTCGGGAATAGATCCTGAATTTAAACCCTATTTAAAAGAAGTATTATCGGATGTAACTAGTCGTTACAAAGCAGATGTTGCGGGTGGACCTGATGCAATTGTCGCAGCAATGGATCCTCGACAAACAGCTGCTATTGGTGCTCAAACAGGTTTAGGCGAACAAATGATTTCTGGTTCTGGTATTTTTGATACTGAAGCAGCAACACAACGTTCATTAGAAAATCTTCGTGGAAAACAGCTTGCAGGAATGGGACCTACAATTAGTTCGGCTCGTGCGCAACGAGCAGCAGATGCGGCATTGGCTGATAAAGCAATGGAGTTTGCTAAAGATAAGCAATCTACCGCGTTACAAGGTGTACAAACATTAGGATCAGCTGGTACTACATTACAACAGTATGAACAGTCAAGACTAGATGCGCCTCATACTAGCGCACAACGTTATTTTGGTTATCTTGGAAGCGCACCTCAACAAACCACTCAAACAACTAGTGGTGGAGGGAAGTAATGATTGAGTTAGCTAAATTACAAGAACAAAGACAAATGCAGATGCCACAATATAGGGCAAATCTTGCTAATATTAAACCAGAACCTAACTACATTGACAAAATGAAACAGGGAATTGCAGAGCGAGCAGTTACAGGATTAGTAAATAAAGGCGAAGAATTTGCTACGCCTTATATTGATGCTGGAATGGAAAAAGTAGCTAATGCTTTATCTCCTGCAGCAGCAAATGTATCTGCACCTACTGCTGAGGGGTTAATTGCACAAGGTGTAGACCGTGGTTTAGCAGAAGCAGCAGTTTCGCAAGGTGCATCAGGTGCAGCAACTAGCGGATTAATGTCAGGTATTGGAACTGCGATGCCTTATATTGGAGCAGGTTTGCTTGCAGGAAAGGCATTAGGTTTCTTTAATCGTGGTGGCCCTGTTATGGCTGGTCCCCTTGCAAGTGTAAAATATAAAACAGATGGCGGCAAAATCAAAGAGCAAGTTGAATTGAGATACAAAGCACCGTTAGGAGGTTAATATGGCTACAATACCTTATCAACCTTCTTTTTCTATTCAACCTAAACATGGCTTTAGGTATTCCTCACAGCCACAAGTTCCAGCAGTAGCACCTGTAACAGCACCTCAAGCACCGCCTAAGGTTGGTGTAGATGGAAGTGAAGCGGCTGCTCCTGCAACAATGGGCGCACAAGAAAGCTATGGTGATGATCCTTTTGGTGATGTAGATTTTTCTGTAAATAAAACAGGTGTAGCACAGACATTAGGCTATCAACAACCAAAAAGCAATATTGCACAAGGTATAGGCACAGTATTAGGTGCAGCTACTGGAATTCCTTTTATTGGAGGCTTTGCAGAAAAAGCTTCAGAATCATTAGACCAGTCAGGCAAGCCAGCATATGGAACAGAAGGTACTTATGATGCTCAAGGAAATATTTTCGGTAGTGAAGGACGAGCTTATGATCCTGTAACAGGAGCACCTGCAGCTTCTTATAAAGATAAGGGTAGCATGTTTAATACTGTTGGAGAGGGATACTCTAAGCTTCGTGAGGAAGGAGAAAGCCCTATCAGTTCTGCGTTAGGCAGCTATGATAATTCTATTTATAATATAAGTAGAGTAGATCGTATGAAAGGAATTACACCTTCAAGCAAAGCAGGTCTACGAAGTACTGCTTCTTTACTAAGAGATAATACAATTAATGAAGCATATGGAGATGACTTTCAAAAAATTACTCCTGAAATGCTTGGCTTTAATCCAATGGAAAGAGATTACGGTATTCCTGAAACAGGTCTTACAGGTAAGATTGGAGCGGATAAAGGTGATGTATTTATTTCTGGAGACAGTTATCAACCGTATATTGTTTCAGATACAGGGTCTTTAGAGGGCCAATCTGGTACTCTAGTTCAAACAACTAATCCATTATCCGGAGAGTCAGTTTCTTTATTGACTAAACAAGATGATGGTGGTTATTCGACTAAAGGCTCCAATGAAGTTATTAAGAGTGAAATAGCAAAAGAGTATCATCCTGCATATGGATATACTGATGCTGCTAAAATGAAATCAAACGACGATAATAGTAGTAGTGGAGGCAAATAATGCAAATTAAAAGCTTTATGCAAAAAGATCGCTATGGCAATGAGATTGCTGTAGAGTTCGCTGAAGTGCCTCCTATGATGACCCCTAAATATGATCATCCTGGAGACCCTAAAGGCACAGATACAGTTCCAGCATGGTTAACTCCTGGAGAATATGTTATTAATGCAGAAGCTACTCGCAAGTATGAACCTCTTCTCGAAGAAATAAATGAAGAAGGAAAGGAAATGCAAGCGGCTCAAGGCGGTAGTATTCCTAGTTATGTGTTTAGTGGTGGTATGATAAATAACTTATCTTCTTTATATCGTGCAGAAGGTGGTAGCACACCTAGCTGGCTAACGGATGAGTTGTTAGATAGCATTATGCAAGTAGAGTCTGGAGGTGATGTTGAAGCAAAATCTTCTGCGGGAGCACTTGGTCCTTACCAAATTATGCCAGCCACTGCAGCTCAGCCTGGATATGGAGTAACTCCTTTAAGTCAAGAAGAATTAACTGATCCTGTAAAGTCAAGAGAGTTTGCTCGCAGTTACCTTGCAGGGATTGCTGCAAATAATCCTGACTATACAATGGAAGAGGTTCTTCAAGCTTATAATGCAGGTCCAGGACGTATTGCTAGGTTTAAAGCAGGAGAAGGCGATCCGCTTACTCAGGAAACAATTGAATACCCTATTAAAGTTATGGCTAATCTTCAGACAAAAAAAGAGCCTGGAATTGTTGATAGTATTCTTTCAATGCTAAATCCAGTTAGTACAGCTGAAGCAGCTACAATAGTACCGGAAGTTCCTGCAGAGGAACAGCCGCCTGTTCCAGCGGTTGGGATTAGCGGAGATCCATCGCTTGATGAAGGCGCAACATTTGGTGAATATAAAGCAGAAACAGTTATTCCTCCTACTGCAGAACCCTCTGTTGTAGCTGTAAGTGATAATGCCGCTTTAGATGAAGAAGAAATACCAATTAATAGGCCAGGACTAGGCATAAGTGGTGATCCTTCTCTAGATGAAGGTGCATCTACAGGCATGGAAGACTTACCTCCACCGCCCCCTAAAGAAAAAGAAAAGGAAAAACCAGTATCAGAAAATGATGCATTAATTCAAGGGATAATTGAAGATACTAAAGATAGCAACTCGCCTGGAGCAGGTGAGGGTGATCAAGTTTCTAAAGCTGGTCGAGATTTAATTGAAAGTGATCCTTCTCTTGCACAACGAATCTTTGGATTTATTAGGGAAGCAGCAGGTGAAATGTTTGATGGTAAAGAACTTGCGCGGATGGCAATTAACTATGCTGGCTCTCGTGCATTAGGTTACGACCATAAGGGATCTCTTAATTATGCAGCAAAAAGCTATGTGACTCGAAATGAAGATCAGCAAAAGCGAATGGTAGATGCTGTTGAAGCTAACCGTTCTGCGTATACTGTACAATCTTATAATCGATTTATGCAAACATTAAACCCTGATGATTTAATTCCAAAACCAGGAACACAGAAATTAGGCGATATGATGTATACTCCTGATTATGGATTACAACAAGCAGTTACTATTAATGATGTTCCATATATTAGGGTAGACCATGATGATGATCCTAACACACCTCCTAAATTAATTAACGCAATTAATGCAGGAGCTGTTAAAGCAAAAGATTCTCTGCATGATTCTGAAACAGTATTCAATCAGTTTGTTGAAAGAATGAAGCTTATTGAAAACAGAGTTAATAGTGGGCGTGAAAAGGAAAAGCGAGTTGACCTTGATAGTGCAACAACTGCTGATGCAGCTAAAGATCTTTACTTTGATATGATGATGCGCTATGGAGCAGATCCTGCTAATGCGTCTAAAGTTAAAACAGCTATGACTCGTGCATTAGAAAAGTGGGGTGATGCTGTATTTGCATACAAAACAGGAAACAGAGATACTGATCCTACTAACTCCTTAAAGGCTTTCTTTGTTGCAGAAACAATTACACAAACGACAGGGCTTATGCCTACTAAGTTTGGTGACACTGATCCCCAATTTATTTTAGAGGTTCATAAGTATGCTGAAAACAGATTGCCTTCAACAGAAGCATATCAGGCATATTGGAAAGAGTTAGAGCGTATTTACTTTAGCGCACAAGCAAAGAAAGCTAATATGCGTGGATTTACAGACGAAAAAGCTGAAGATGGTTACAATGGCTTTCTTTGGTTTGTTCGTAACTTCCAGCTAGCAAACGGGGATCCGAATAATCCTGCTGTTCAGTTTTATAACGAAAATAAATAATAGGAGAAAAGTATGGCTACCATTTTCGATGACAAAGGTTTACCATCCGAACTTATCGATGGTGATACCGAAGTAGATATTCTTGGTAGATCTCAACGTCATGCCGGAATTAATGCTCGTGAAGAAGCAAGCGTTAAAGAAGATAAGTATGGCGAAGAGTATTTTTCTCCTACTGAAGTAGGTGCAATTGAACAGACTCGTGCAATGCAACAACTTATTGAGGAAGGCGGTTTTATTTATAAAGAACGCACAGGTAATTACGACAAGTATGGTCGTGAAATTATTGAGCGTTATAATGAAAAGGGAGACCGCCTTTCTGAAGTTGCTATTGCATCAGGGATTATGCTGCCTAATCTATTTACAGACCAAGACTCGTTAGACGCACTTAATGCTGCAGAATTAAATAGAGCATTAGGATTACAAGGAACTGCGTTTGATGATCTCGGTCGTAATGTACAAGACGTTATGTTTGATTATGGCGTTGGATTTAAAGATGATGCGTTAGACGAATCAACTTATGATCCTGCTTTGCATTCAGGTGTAATGTTTAGGGATCATAGTCGAACACTAGACAACGAAGCCAAAGGTGTTTGGGGTCAAGTAGGTACTGCATGGGATCAAGGTTGGTTAGGCGTTAAAGAAGGCTTTTACGGTTATCTTGATGCTATCGGTGAAACTACTGATATTGAGATGATTGAAAATATCGGTGATCAAGGTGTTCTTCGTGCTAGAGATCAAATGAGAACTGCACCTGAAGTTATCCTTGATTATCGTGAAATTGACAGTATTGGAAATGCCTTTCAATACTTACTTAATAATGCAGCAATGGCAGCACCATATATGGTTACAACCTTTGGTGCAATGGCAGCTGCAGTTCCTGTAGGTATTGCAACTACTGTTTTAACAGGCAACCCTATTATTGGTGGGGTAGCCGCTACAAGCACAGCTTTACTTCCAACTTCATTTATCTATGCTGGTCAAGTATGGAATGAAATGGAGGGCGACCGTGGAGTCGGTCAATTTGTTACTGCAAGTATGGCAGGTGTTACAATTGGTGCATTAGATCGTTTAGGTTTAAAAGGTTTAATTGCACCTAGCGTTAACCTAATGACCAAAGAAGGCATGGAGCAAGCTGCAAAGGCGTATCGCAAAAAGCTTAACTATACAATATCGCTAGAGGATGCCCGTAAAGAAGTTTATAGTGCAACTCTTAGAGAGCAAGGACGATTCTTAAAAGCACTTGCAAAAACTGAGAATATAAAAGGCATTATTAAAAAATATGGTAAGCCTTTTAGTGCAAAAGATGTAGCATTGCATGGATTGCAAGGTGCATTACGAGAATCTGGTACAGAGATTGCTCAAGAAATTGTTCAGATGGGTGCAGCTGCAGCGGCATCAGATGCTTCGTATACCGCTGATGAAATGTATAATCGACTGATTAATGCAGGTATTGCGGGTGGTACTCTTGGTGGTGGGTTATCTATTGCAGGTAACATTTATGAGCAAGGTAAATCAAAGCTATATCAAACTGGTTTTCAAAAGATGGATCAGAAAAGATATAGTGTTGTTAACCAAAAGCGAATGGAAGTAATGGATCAACAGGGGGGTGTTAACTCTGTTGATGAAAACATTGCTCAACAAGATATTAATTATCAAGATGATATCGATAAAAACCAATATAACCCTAATAATAACATTGTTCAACGTAGGTTAACTGATAAGAATGTTTCTAATAAGACAGTAGAAACTATTGAAAGCAGTAGTGTATTGTCAAGTCTAATAAATAAGTTTCCTATTGAAAGGCTTAAGTCATTTGTTGATGTAGCAAAACGGTCTAATCAAGACCTAATTGATTTAATCACAGATCCTTTTGGTGAAACTTATAAACAGTATGAAGCTGCTAAAACACGAGTAGAAGAAGCTAGAAAAGCTAGAGATACTCTTAACGAAAAGATAGATAATGATGTTGATGCTGGTCGTATCACAAAAGAGGAAGGTAATCGACTTAAGCGTGAGTCAGCCGAATATAGAGAGTATAGAGAAGCTAGAGCAGAAGCGCAAAGATTAGACGAATTAACTACCCAATTGTCAGGGCGAGCATCTACAACAGATGAGGCTGTAAAGGCAGCAGCAAGAACAGAGTTAGCTCGACGTCAAGCAGGAGGAAAGCCTCTTACAAATGATGAAGTTGAAGCGTTAACAGACTATGTTAACTCTGAATCTAAGACAGAAGAACAAAAAGAAGCTGATAAAAAGAAAGACAAACAGGAATTCAAAGGAAATAAGTTTGCTAAAGCTGCAAATACATTTTCAAAAACTAAAAAAGGAATTCCTAATTTTCTTAAGAATAACAAAGATGTATATGATTACATAACTTCTACAGCAACTGGTATTCAGCGGCTTTATCAAGCCCTTGAAAAAGCATTAGGCGACATCACAAAAATAATGAGTAGTCCAGCTGCTCGTGATTTGTTAGCTCGTTTTAGTCAGTATACCACAGGTTCTTTTCATCATGGCAAAGGCTTTAGGCAATTTAATGATGAGAAGTTAGCAGACCTTACTCAATACGTCGATGAGCAAAAGATAGCTAAGCTACTTGGCTATAAAAAAGCTACTCATAAAAATATTGAGGAGATGTCTTATCGTATTAGAACTTTTATTACGTCTGGTGCGGCAACTTATACTCAGCGTTTTATTAACGATCGTAAAAAACCTGATGAGTTTAGTTTTAAAATTAAAAGTAAAGTTAATGGCAGAGAGATTGAAAGAGACTTAACTCTAAATGAAGCGAGAGGTTTATTAGCTGCCACAGGGTTAATTCAAAAACAATCTTTAAAAATATTAGAAGAAGTAAATGCGGCGCATCAAGAAGAAACAGGTGTACCAAATGCATTTAGTTTACCGCGAGATTGGTGGTACAGAAGCCAAGGCTTTGACTTTAGAAAGGTCAGAGATAAGAAAGACCAATTTATTAAGTGGGCAATCAATGCAGGAGTTGATGCGGAATATGCTAAAATACTTTGGCAAAATATTGCATACAAAGGCCAAGCTACTTTCTTAGACGACTTTTCCTTAGTAGATGGTAACTATACCTTTTATCCAGGGTTTGTAGAAACACAGTTTAGGTTGCTACAAACTTCAAAAGGGTTTGAAGAGTTTGCAAATGAAAATATGTTTGAGCATATTAATCTTATGGCTAAAGATGCTGCAAAATATATTACGATTACAAAATACTTTGGTCATGCTGGACGTAAGCTAGATTACTTGCTGCATAAAATGATAGAGGAAGTTAATAATCCACAGTCTGGGTCTAAGATGACTAAAGAAGACGTAGAACAATTTGCGTATTATTATAAAGCAGGTATCGACTCTAATTACGGTAACTTTAACCCAATTAAGAATCCTACTTGGGCAGCTGTAAATCGTTTCTTAGTTACTTGGTCTATATTTGCAGGTCTTTCTTTGTCAGCTATTTCTTCAATGCCAGAAACCGCAATGGTTTATTACGCATTAATGGATGATGATGAATGGAAGTCTGCAACAAATAACCTGGCTAAAGAACTAGGTAAGACATTTAAAGAAGCAGTAACAAAAGAAGTAGATGATACAACAAAGTTACTTAATACAGTAGGCTTACCTATTAATAATACGACTATTGTTGATCGCTTTGCTACAGGTGAAAGAGATGTTTCAATGGTTCAGCTGCATGAATCTTTCTTTAAATATGTAGGTATTAAACATATAACTCATTTCCAAAGAAAAGCAGCAGCAGCTACTGCACTTGATACAATTCGTTATAGAGCAGAAATTCTTTTGTCTGCACCGTTAAAAGAAATCAAATCTAAAGAAGCAAATCCAAATATTGAATTTGACTTCGAAAAGTTTGATGCGTTTGATGCAGAAGCTTATACTATGCTTTCTGATTTAGGTATGGATGTTGAGGGCTTTGTTACTAAGATGATGGATATGCAGGTATTAGAACGCCATCAGATGTTTAATGTTAATGAGTCCAGTTATCGTGAAGCATATGAGTACTCTATTCCGCTTTCACCGCAACAAATAGCAATCATTGATAACTTAAAAAACAAAAATCCAACTCTAGAGCAAGCCGAAATAATCGAGCAAGCAAAAGAAATTGAAACATTTATGAAGGATCAAATTGAAACAGCAGTTTATCGGTTTGTTATTGAACGAGTTCAAAATCCTCAAGCAACAAATAGGCCATTGTTTTTTCAGGATCCGCGTTATCAATTATTAACACAGTTCAACGGTTTTATTAGTACATTTACAGCAGTTGTTATTCCAAAGTTATGGCAACGTTATCTAATGAAAGGAACACCTCAAGTCAAATACAATACTTTTGCTTTGATTGTTACTATGTTAGCATTAGGCGGCGGTTCTCAATATCTTAAAGACTTATTGAAATTTGGTCTAGAAGATATGGATACGCTTGGTGCTTCTCCTTATATGAATGATAAAGAAAATGCAACACAAGCATATATTCAACGTGCATTATATGCTTCAGGTGTATTGGGTCAAGGTGAGCGTGTAGTAGATGCATTGTTCCCGCTATATCCTGATAGAGATGACTGGTTATTTAGCTTGTTAGTAGGCGAGGCTGGGCCTACAGCTAGGAATATCTCTAATATTGTTACAGGTATGGGGCAGATCATCGGTGCAGAAGATCAATCGGACGCAACCCGTGGTGTATCAAATATATACAAGACATTACCATTTGTTGGACCCGCTTCTGAATCTAGAAGAGCAGCTGCAGGGGCGACTACTGATATTTTATCTGGTCAAAATCCTGCAAGAACAATTGAAGATTATTTATTCAACTAACTACGGAGGGGAGTCCTAAGCTCCCTTCCTTTCTAGGAGGTTTATATGTCGAGTTTTAAAACGACTCAAGCGTTATCTGATATAAAAAGAAATCAGGAAAAAATTAATAGGCAAACAAGAGAAGAAGCATTAACGACTGATCCTGATTTTGTTGCCGCAGAAGCAAAACGGAATACGCTTCTTGAAATGCCAGCTGCAAGGTTAGCAGAAGAACAAATTGGTGTAGCAACACCAGTAAGAGATGAGACAGCAGACTTATCGCCTAAAGCACAGATGGTTGCTGATCAGATGTTAGGCCAGCCACAGCAACCTGTTAGTCGTGAGCAAGAGCTTTCGCAACGTATGTTAGCAGAACAGTCTGATGATCCTTTAATTAAAGAACTAATGCGCACCCAAATGTTTGATGAGCAGGGGCGTCCGTTTTCGCCTACTGAACAACAAGCACGTTCATTACTAGACGAAGCAAAAGAGTTGTCTGGTATTCAAACTACCGCAGATATTCCTTTTCAATATCAAAGCATTGATCAGTTCAAATCAGAAATGCAGAGCGTTAACTTACCTGTTACTGCAAGTGCAGGGGCGGTTAACAAGTTAGTTAATCTTGGTCGTGCGTTTACTGGTGCTATCAGTGATGTGGGTACCCCTGCTTTTACTTCTTCAGATCCAGATATGACTAAGTTACAGGACTATCTCCAGCGAGGGGGTTTGCTTAATGCAGATGGAACGGTCAGCCTTAAGTTTGGTAATGTACTAGCATTACAATTTGCTGAAAATGTTTTAGACGAATTAAATAGACGCGATCAAATGACAATGGAAGGCTTAGATCCTGAAGATTCCTATATGTCAGAAGATAGTGTTTTAGATTATTTCCAAGAAGTAGAAACTGGAAATCCAATTACTCGCCCTAAAGCAGGAATGCGTATTAATCCATTGTTTGAACGGTCTCGTTTTGGAAAAGGTATTCTTAATCGTGCTTTACAAAATCAAGGACAAGTTGGAGCAGCAACTGTTTTATTTGGTGGTGAAGGTGATCGTGCAGATGCAAAATCTTTAGAGGCTTTAGATGGATTGTCTTATATGGCAATGAATCAATTAGGGTTTATTAAAGAAGTTACACACGAAGGGAATACCTTCTATGACTTTACAGAGGATGCAATTTCCTTTTTTGACGGTGTACGAGAAGTCCTAGACGATGTGTTTCCAGAAAGATCTATCTTACCGTCTTTAACACCATTAACTAATGGCGTTGGTTTTGGTTTAGAGCGAGATAGAGGATTTAAACAAACAGGCAATGTATCTGTTAAAAGCAAACGATCAGATAGTAACGAAGAACTCGATGCGCTTAATCATATGGGGCGCACAGCAATGCGAGTTAACGACAATGGTTTAAATACCTTGTCTAATATTGTCCATGCTAACATTAGATACAATATTAAAAATAGAAGGGTAGTTCTTAGTCGAAGAGCTTTTATTGATCAGCATCCAACTAAGTTTTGTTCGACACACCCAACCGCTACTCTGTTAGGCATTTCTGAAAATGATTGGGATAAATATTATCGTTCTGCAATTATGCGTGAAGGTGTTACTGAAGCAGATGCCGCACAACAAGCTGATTTAATTATTGCAATGCAAGCAAGACTTCGTATTAAAAACCTTATGGTAGCAGACCAGTTTAAAGATAGGTCTTTTTATATGAAACGTTTTTATGCGTCAGCAAATAACCGTTTTCATTTTAGGAACTCTGCATTTGATCCTCAGAACAGTAAGGCTGTTCGAAACATGCTTATCAGTGCTAATCCAATCTTTATTGATTCTCGTCAACCAGACGCAGAAATTATGCGTAACTTTAAATATATTATTGGACGAGCGTTGCTTAACAAAGAAGACTTTCAATCGGTAAATCCTAATACAACTCGTGCAGAAGACATGGGTTTTAATGCTACTCTAAAGTTAGCTGAAGAAGTAATCTTTAATCCTGAAAGTAAAAGGTTTTCAGAGTTAGTTGCTAAAGGTAAACTTATTCGAAAGCTTTCCCAAACGCTAGATCCTATTAAATTTAGAGAATTGTTTGAGGCGTTACCAGCTGACTTACAAAAGCTTTATTCAGATAAAGATGATTGGGGTCTTAAGTCACAAGCGTACATTGACCTTGCTAATTACGCAGATACAATCAATCCAAATAAAGCGGAGCTTGAGTTAATTCCTATTGTACCTCTGACCGCAGAGGGTCAATTAACTAGTGTA